ATGATACGCGATGTAACTGGCCTTAATGAAGCGCGAGATGGCAGTTTGCCTAATAAAGACGCTTTGGTTGGTTTACAAAAAATGGCAGCAAACGCTTCAAACATAGCCACAAAACATATTTTAGATGCTAGTTTATTTATATCTTTACGCTGTTGTGAAAATATATCTTTAAAAATGGCTGATGTACTTAGCTATCCTTTAACAGCAGAAAGCTTAAAAAATAGCATTTCAAATTCTAATGTAGCAATACTTAATGAGCTAAGCCAATTAAATTTGCATGATTTTGGGATATACTTAGAACTTGAACCTGACGATGAAGATAAAGCACAATTAGAACAAAATATACAAATTGCATTAAAATCAGGGGGCATTGCGTTAAGTGATGCAATTGATATTAGGCAAATTAAAAATATAAAGCTTGCTAATCAATTGTTAAAAATTAAGCAAACACAAAAACAAAAACAAGATCAAGCAGCTAAGCAAGCTAATATTCAAGCTCAAGCAGCGGCTAATCAACAGACTGCAGAAAAAGCAGCTTTATTTGAAGTACAAAAAACCCAAGCTGTTACAGAAAGTAAAATTCAAATTGAACAAGCAAAAATACAATTTGAAATTCAAAAAATGGAGCAAGAAGCTAATTTGAAAAAATTATTAATGGCAGAGGAATTTAGCTACAACATGCAACTTGCAGATATTCAACAAAATGCTAAAGCTCGAAAAGAAAAAGAAATAGAAGACCGTAAAGATAAAAGAACCCAAATACAAGCAACGCAGCAAAGCAAAATGATTGAGCAGCGTAAAAATAATACACCACCAGTTGATTTTGAATCCGCAGGATTTGATACAATGAGTGGTTTTGGATTGGAACAATTTGATCCTAAGTAAATTTTTATTTTAATTATTTAATTATATTATATTATGTCAACAGAAGTAAAACAAGAAGGAGATTTTAAACTAAAATCAAAACCTAAAAAACTAGTACCAAACACCGAAGAGCCTATAAAAGTTGATTTATCAGCTAAAAATTCTCAAGGTGAAGTTGTAGAAGAAACAACAAAAGTGGTAATTAAAAACGAAGAAAACGATGCCGTTCAAACACAAAAGACAGATGATAGCAATGCTGTTATCGAAGAGCCCAAAGACAGTGGCGACAGCGAAAAAGTGGTTGAAGAAGTACGGGCCACCGAAGAAGGAGTAGATTCACCCCTACAAGAAATAATTGAGGAAGAAAGCAAGCCGGAAGTTAAAGAGCCTGTAATAAGTGAAAAACCAGAAGAAAGTCAACTGCCGGAAAACATTGAAAAGTTAGTTGCTTTTATGAAAGAAACAGGCGGTACTATTGAAGATTACGCTCGTTTAAATGCTGATTATTCTAGCGTTGATGATGTTACATTATTAAAAGAATATTACAAAAAACACAAACCTTATTTAGATAATTCAGACGTGGATCTTTTATTAGAAGATTTTTCTTATGATGAAGAGCTAGATGAGCCAAAAGAAATACGCAAAAGAAAAATTGCGTTTAAGGAAGAAGTTGCAAAAGCCAAAAACTTTTTAGAGGAAACCAAGAGTAAATATTACGACGAAATCAAGTTGAGACCCGGCGTAACTCAGGAACAGCAAAAAGCTATGGACTTTTTCAATCGATATAATGAGAGTCAAAAAACAGCTGCTCAAAATTATGAAATATTTAAAGAGAAAAATATTTCAAATCCAAAAGAAGTAGCCGATACCCAATCTGATATTAATAACATTGTAGGGAAGTTCCTTACTAAAGACGGTACTATTAAAGATGCAACGGGATATCATAAAGCCATGTTTGCTGCTAGCAATGCAGACAAAATAGCTAATCACTTTTACGAACAAGGAAAAGCCGATGCTATTAAAGATGTAGTCAGCAAATCTAAAAACCCTAGTATGAACACTGCTCGCGAAGCACCAAAAGATGTTTATATAAACGGTTTAAAAGTTAAAGCAATAAGTGGCACTGATTCTTCAAAATTAAGAATAAAAACAAAACGATTTAACTAAAAAAAATTAAAATTATGGCAATCGATCCACAATTTGGTTCAATTAAACCATCTCAAGCTAAGCAAACTCTTAGCGATAATTATTTATCATTTGACTCAGCCACTGGCGGAGGAACATTTGCACAACAGTATTTACCTGAAATTTACGAACAAGAAGTAGAGCGTTATGGAAACAGAACGTTATCTGGATTCTTAAGAATGGTAGGCGCTGAAATGCCAATGACTTCTGACCAAGTAATATGGTCTGAGCAAAATAGACTACACGTTGCATATGATGACGTAACTGTTACTAACGCAACTACTTTAACTATTAACAATATCTCGGCAACTGTTGGACCTAATTTCGTTCAGAATGTAGTTTCAAAAAATCAAACTTTAGTTGTAATTAACCCAATTACAGGTAAAGAAGCTAAATGTATTGTTACCGCTACACCTGCTACACCTAGCACAGCTACAATTGTTGTTGCAACTTACGGATCAGCGGATTTAGTAACTGCTAATGGTGCGGGCAACCCGGCTCCATTTGCTGCTACTGACAAAGTAAAAATATTTGTATACGGTTCTGAATATCAAAAAGGATCAACTTTAGTTGGAGACAACTATGCAAGTATTGAGCCTTCTTTTACTCAATTTTCTAACTCTCCAATCATTATTAGAAATCAATACGAAGTATCTGGTTCTGACATGGCTCAAATTGGATGGGTAGAAGTTGCTACTGAAGACGGAACATCTGGATACTTATGGTATTTAAAAGCTGAATCTGAAACACGCTTACGTTTTGCAGATTACTTAGAAATGTCTGTGGTTGAAGGTAAGAAAGTTGTTGCTAATGACGGTGTTTCTGGATACAATACTAAGTTATCTGGTACTCAAGGTCTTTTTGACGCTATTGAAGATAGAGGTAATGTTCAAACTGGATTTACAGCTTCTTCAGGTTTAACTGATTTTGATGCAATTTTAAAGAATCTAGATACTCAGGGAGCTATTGAAGAAAACATGCTTTTCTTAAATCGCCAAACTGCTTTAGATTTTGATGATATGCTAGCAAGCATTTCTGCTGGACAATCTGGTGGTACTGCTTTTGGATTATTTGAAAACTCAGAAGAAATGGCTTTAAATCTTGGATTTAGCGGTTTCCGTAGAGGATCTTATGATTTCTACAAAACTGATTGGAAATACTTAAATGATGCTTCAACTCGTGGCGGATTAGATTACACTATTCAAGGAATTGAGGGTGTATTAGTACCTGCTGGAACATCAACTGTATACGATCAAATCTTAGGAACTAATATCCGTAGACCTTTCTTGCATGTACGTTATAGAGCTTCACAAGCTGACGACAGAAGAATGAAGTCTTGGTTAACTGGTTCTGCTGGAGGCGCTTTCACATCTGATCTTGATGCAATGCAAGTTAACTTCTTGTCTGAAAGATGTTTATGTGTACAAGCTGCTAATAACTTTGTATTATTCAAAGGAGCATAACAACACAGGTAATGTTTACCCTCGTTAAAACAACGGGGGTAACTGTTACCCTTATTAACTATTTAATTTTATTATATTATGGCTAAACAAGTCAAAGCAGAAAAAACTGTTGAGGTTGCACCTCAACCTGTAGCTAAAAAAGCTACATTACCAAAAAAACCTGAATGGGAAATAAAAGATAGAAATTATTACATAATAGGTAATTCACCTTTAACCCATACAATACATTCAAGGCATACAGCTAAACATCCTTTACTTTTTTTTGATAAAGTAAAAGGTGTACAAAGAGAGCTTAGGTATGCAACAAATCAATCATCTCCTATAGTTGATGAACAAAAAGGAGAAGTAACATTGGGTCACGTTATGTTTAAAAATGGCGACCTATTTGTTCCAAAAGAAAAACAAAACTTACAAAAATTGCTTTCTTTATATCACCCATTGAAGGGTAAATTGTACGACGAATTTAGTGCAGTTGAAGTTGCAGAAGATGATTTAGAAATTTTAGACGTTCAAATTGACGCTTTAAATATTGCTAGAGACATGGACGTTGACCAGGCAGAAGCTATATTAAGAGTAGAGTTAGGATCTAAAGTTTCTTCCATGAGCTCTAAAGAATTAAAAAGGGATTTACTCCTTTTTGCTAGAAGGAGTCCATATTTATTTTTACAGTTAGCAACTGATGAAAATGTTCAATTAAGAAATACTGCTATTATGGCAGCTGAAAATGGAATTATTAGCTTATCTCAAGATCAAAGAACTTTTACTTGGGCATCTAATGGTGCAAAGTTAATGACAGTTCCATTTGATGAAAATCCATATTCAGCTATGGCTGCATTTTTTAAGACCGACGAAGGCGTACAAGTTTTTAAATCTATAGAGAAAAAACTAAAATAATACGTAATAATAATATATTAGGGTGTTGCTTACCGCAGCGCCCTGGTGTATTATAATAAAACTATAAAATGGCGGTAAACGTAAATACAGTATATCAAACAGTCTTGTATCTACTTAATAAAGAGCAAAGAGGATATATAACACCAGAAGAGTTTAACAAACTTGCAACACAGGTGCAATTAGAAATATTTGAAGACTATTTTTCAGACGCCAATCAATTAGTGCGTAAAGATCAAATTAACGCACAAAATGATTCAGAATTTTTTAATCCAGTTAAAGATATAGAATACAAGTTATATCCTTTTCAAAAAGAAGTAACTTTTACATATGATACTGTAAATGATATTTGGGTAACTACAGAGAATGTATATAAAATTGGCGATGTAATAGCTAATTATACATTAAATCAACAAAACCCAAATATAAGCTCCGTGGCCGAGTTAACTACGATAAAAGATTATAATTTAATAACAAGGTCTAAGCTTACTGCCCCTACAAAAAGCTATCCGCTTTTTTATATTTCAAGTCAAACAGACTCGGTAACTTTAGATAAAACATCTTCCCTAAAGGTTTTTCCTAAACCTGATACCTTACTATGCAACATATTAAGTACTCCTTCAAATGTTTATTGGGGATACACTATTGGCTCAGTAGGCCAATTTTCTTATAACAATAGTTTATATAGTCCATCAAATCCTAATGGTAGTTTAAATTTTCAATTAGATATTTCTGAGCAAACTAATATTATACTTAATATTTTAAAATATTGTGGTATGATTATAAGTGACGGTAATATTATACAGGCTGCTATGAATGAAATACAACAAAATAAAGTAAATTTAAAAAGTTAATAAATGTCCTCAATTACACAAACTAACCAACAATACTATCAAGGCGCTCAGCAATTTGTAGCTACAGGGCAGAGTGGAGAATCATTTGTAACAACTTTTGATGTAGATTTAGTTTTTAAAAATAGAAATGCATGGGATCCAAATAATGATTACTATGCTTTAAATAATTTTAAAATATATACCAGCACTACTGGCTTACCTGGCGATTGGTCTGAATTTGTTTTAGATTACGATGTTAACAATAATACCATATATCCCACTGCGGTAATAACTGCCGGAACATTTGTTGTTGTTCAATTAAAAAGCTTAACAGGAGGGAATTATGGTACAACAAATCCCGAAAAAGCTTTTGGCGAAGCGGTCGAGCAGGGCTATGGTGATTATGAATATATAAAATTAGGTGACGCTATAGACAACTTTATGGTTGGGTATATTGGCGATGGCAAAATTATACAAACTGCGAAAAAATCAGATGTAGTATTTTTTGCTAAAAGAAATTTACAAGAATTTAGTTATGATACTTTAAAAAGTATTAAATCAGCTGAATTAACAATACCACCTAGTTTAAGTGTGGTAATACCGCAAGATTATGTAAACTATGTTAAAGTTTCCTGGATTGACAACCAAGGTGTAAAAAGGCCTATATATCCCGCAAATAACTTAACAATAACGCCTACAGAAACACCACTGCAAGATAGCAATGGAGTACCTACTCAAGATAACTTTGGTGAAAACACAGAGGGAACTTCAATAACCAAAGAAAGATGGGCAGAAAATAATACTAGCCTTTTGAATTCCGAATGGGCCAATGACTGGGCTGAATGGGGTTATACAGCTTATGGATTTGGTCCTTACGGATCTTGGGGAACCGGCGAATTATACGGATTAGACCCTCAATATTCTCAAGTAAACGGGTGGTTTAGCTTAGATCATAGAGATGGCAAAATGACTTTTTCAAGCAACTTAGCAAATAAAATAATTGTTTTAGAATACATTTCTGATGGTCTTGCCTATGATTTAGATACAAAGGTTCCAAAGCTTGCTGAAGATGCCTTATATTCAGCCATATTGTATTCTATCGTGTCTACAAGAGCCAATCAACCAGAATACGTTGTACAGAGATTAAGAAGAGAACGAAGTGCAAAATTAAGAAATGCTAAAATTAGGTTATCTAATATTAAACTTGATGAAATAGTCCAGGTTATGAGAGGTAAATCTAAATGGATAAAAAGTTAATACATGGCTAAAATAACCAATGCTTTTATAAAGTCCAAAATGAACAAGGACTTAGATGATCGCCTATTGCCGCAAGGAGAATATAGAGACGCGCAAAACATACAGATAAGTCAGTCAGAAAACTCTGATGTAGGTACCGTTCAAAATGTACTTGGCAATGTTCAGGTTTTTAGTTTTCAAAGTGAGTTAGGTGTATCAGGCTTAGTGTCTATAGGTATACTAGCTGATCAAGATAAAAGCGATATATATTTGTTTTTAACAAATAATACTAATAATTTTATAGTAAAATATAATAATCAAACAAGTGCTCTTAATATATTAACTCAAGGATCTTATCTTAATTTTGATAAAAGCAAAAGAGTTTACGGTATAACTCTAATAGAGGATTTACTTTTTTGGACAGACAATAATAATCAACCAAGAAAGCTAAATGTACAAACGGCTATAGGAAACCCCAATTATTATACAAACGAGCAACATATATCTGTAGCCAAATTTGCGCCTTATAAAGCACCTAGGTTAGTAGATTTATCTTCAACAGCAGCAATAAAACCGTCTACAATGTCTAATGCTGCCGATTTGCCCACTGTGCTAATAGGCACGCTTCAATGGACTACCGTTAATTTAAATGTTGATAAATTAAACGATGGTACCGCTATTGTAGAAGCTACTGATTTAAGCGAGTGGCAAAATTATGATGCAAATAATACGCCCGCATGGTGTTATTATAATTTTAATCCAGCTAACGGCGAGGTTTATGGCAAGCTTTATAACAAACATGCCGCTACCCACGCAAAACTTGCTCCAAATGGCTATAGAGTTGCTAAAATAAATGATTGGACAACATTAATAAATGGAGTCGGAGGCACTGCTAATGCCCCTAAAATTAAAAGTACAAATTCAAGTCCAACTGTAAACCAACAAGGAAATCCTAATTGGCCTGCTTTTTATGTGGCGGGTACATGGGCTGAAGGGCAGCAAGGGGATTTTGATACAAACGTATTTTTTAATTCTAGGCCAGGCGGCTATGCAGATGGCGTAGGGGGACAAGGCCTTACAGGATTTTTAAAAATAGGTGGTAGCGGATCAGCACCAAACCCTGATAATGCTGTTAAATACTGGGCGTACACCGCAGGTCAAGGTGAAGAAGAAGTATTAGTATCAGGCTTAAACAATAATATTGTTAAGAGCGCAATACCAACTACAGGCACACCTGGTTATTATGTAAGATGCATAAGAGATGATAATTATGAAGGTTGGAATGGAGATCCGGCGTATATGCAAGATAAATTTTTAACTTTTAGTTATAGATTTAAATTTGACGATAACGAATATTCATTGATTGCACCATTTACGCAAGCGGCTTTTGTGCCAAATCAAAAAGGTTATTTTTTAGAAGGCGATGAAGATGCAACTTTTAGGTCTACTATCGTTGAATTCATGCAAAACAATATTAATAATTTAGTTTTGAATATTGAATTACCTTCCGGCAGCCCCTATAAAGATTATAAAATAACTGAAATAGATATTATTGTTAAGGAATCTGATGGTGTTGTTTATAAAGTTGTGGAAAGTATACCTGTTGATGACTCTTTTGATGTATTATATACAGATAGAACAACTACAACAACTGCTATTGGAACATATACAGGTACTAAAATTGTTACTACAGATTTATTAAATGGTATAATTCCAGGTTATTATTTAGAAGAAATAAATGGTGTAGCACTTCCTGCTCCTGTTTTAGTATTAGCTGTTGATTATAATCCAACAACTAACCCTCCTCAATATGAAATTACCATAGAGGGTGGCGTAACTTATACTAATGGCGATACATTTTCTTGGGACTATTCACCTGTACCATGCTATAAATACGAATATGAATCTACTAAGCCATATAAAACTTTACCAGAAAAAGAAGTAGTTAGAGTTTATGATGAAGTGCCGATTAGAGCTTTAGCGCAAGAAACAGCAGGCAATAGAATAATGTATGCAAATTTTGTAGCTAATCATGCTAGCTTAAATGATTTAGACTATGAAATATCTGCTAGTGAAAAAAATTTACAAGAAACAACAGAATATCCTAACCACAATGTAAAACAAAATAGAAATTATAAAGTTGGTATAGTTTTAGCAGACAAATGGGGGAGACAATCTGATGTTATATTGTCTAAATATGACAATCTTTTAAATGAATTTGGTGAATTTCAAAAAGGTTCAAATTTATTTCATAATTATAAATCACCTAATTTTTTACCTTTAGTAAACGCATGGGATGGTGATCAGCTAAAAATAAAAGTAAATGACATTATTCCAGAAAACGCAAATTTTGCTGGCATAGCGGGTTATCCAGGAACTTATGCAAAAGGAAAATATTGGATTACTGAATTTTCTGATATAATTAATTTTCAGCCGCCTGAAAAATATTTTAGATTTGATAGTATAAATGCAAATGGAACTTATGTATATAAGCTAGACGAATTATTTACTAATTGGGCAACTACATATTCTGATTATTTTAATACTAGCAAATACTTAAGAGGATATTATAATGATTATATAGGTATAGTTTCAGCAACAATAGATAATAATGGTGTTGTTACTTTAACAACAACCGAAAGGGTTTCTGATGAATATTTATTTGAATACACTAGCACAACTATTAATGTTTCTGGAAATAAAGGAAATGCTGTTTATGATATAAATGAATTAGGCTATTATTCTTATAGAATAGTGGTGCAGCAAAAGCAAACAGATTATTATAATGTTTATTTACCGGGCATTGTTAATGGGTATCCTATAAATGATTTCAATGACGAAAGGAATCAAACAGCTCACATGGTATTAATTAATGATAATATAAATAAAATACCAAGAGATTTAAAAGAAGTTGGCCCTGTCCAAACAGAATTTAACAGTAGCGTTAAACTATACGGTAGAGTAACCAATTTAACAGGAACCCAAAATACACCAATAATAAATCAACAATATTTTCCAGCACCAGTGCCAGACACTGTAACTTTAATAGG